CACCCACCCAAGAAACGGACGCCAACCTGCTACAAAAATAGACCGATGCTGGGCTTCGGCCTTGTTAATCTCAAGTTGCCCCATCGCTTGTTGTTGGGCGTGTTTTTCAGACATCGTGGCTATCTCGTGAGCCAGCTTTGCCTTTTGGTCTTTGTCCTCGATGAACTGGTCAAGAAGCCCTGTAACAGGACCGATGAGAGATTGCCACATTACCACTTCTCCCTATCTGCCCAGTAAGCAGCAGACATTTTACCTTTTTTAATATTCTTTGCATGACGAGCCTTAAATGATGCTCTCTTCTTTTTCATTTTATCAGATTCACCAGCTTTTGGTTTACCTGCTGTTTTAGCTCCTTGCTCTCCAAAACGAATAAGTCGTACTTTGTCACCTTCTTTGGCAAGTACAACGTGGCTTTTTTTAGGATGGGAAGGAGTTCGTTTAGGTTTATTATATCCTGCAAACTTTTCACCCCGATAAGTAACGGTCATTGTGGGTTTACCCCCGGCAAGGTTGGTTGCTTATATCACATAAATTAAAAGTCGTCAAGGGGGAAAGTTACCCCTCCCCCTCAACTAAGATGTTTAGGCGAAGGCTGCTGCTGTCGGAGCAGAACCCATCGGAGCCAGTACAGCGAACACGCGAACCTTGCCAGCAAAGTTTGCAGTGTCAGCAGACAGGTCGATGGTGTCAGCAGAGGTGTACAGCCAAGAAGCAGTACCAATCTCTACGCTACCAGCCGTGTTGCCGTCGACGTCGGTGACGTAACGGTCAACGGTGGTGTCACCCAAGTCAAGAACGGAGCCAGCACCCCCTGCAGTCAAGACTTCGATACCTGCACATACAACAAGTGTATTAGCAGGAACTTCGATAGCCTGAACTACGTCAGTACCAGCAACGAGGGCTGTAGAGGAAAAGTCCAAAACAACCTGAGCGAGATGTGCCTTTGCACCAGCAGGGATACCTTCGGCAGCATTAGTTACAGTGTAAGTAGCCATTATCTAGTCTCCCTATTAGTCTAAGCTAACGATACCACGAACGATGGCTTCAGGACGCAGAACTTTGCGACCGAATACATGCAATCCGCGAACGATATCGCTGAAGGTTTCAGTTGAGCGAACAACTTCTGTCTTCGCAATGTGCGAAGCAGTAGCTGTTGAGGACATGTGACCCGCAAGAATTGCGTTCTCAGTGCCGTCAGTTGCCAGACCAGACAATGTTACTTGGTCAGTGCCGCCGTTAGATACGAGGGCAGTTGACTTGTAGCACTGGAAGCCAGCAATGTTGCCCAGCGATACAAGGCCGTTACGCAGAGGTGAAGTTGCGTCGCCAGTAACCTGTACTTCTGCGAACTTCGAACCTGCTGAGAACAGGTGCTTGTAGAAAGCTGGAGGAGCAACGAACCAACGGTTCTCTTCCGGAACTGACTGGTCGTCAAGAGCCTGTGCCATGACAAGCATGGTGTTGACTGCTGTGTCGCCGGGGCTGGTTGCACCGCCGATGTCCAGAGCCGTACCAAGTGTGCCGATGTCAGAAATCTGAGCAACGGAAGCACCTGATTCACCTGTCAGGCCAGCGTTGGTTGCCATTTCGTCGAGGACGTTAGCGTCGTACTTACGCTTCAGGGAGTATGCACCTGAAGAAGTCGCAAGAGCTTCGAAGTTAACGTGTGACTGACGCTCTTCGATGTCGTCAATCTTGAACGCAAAAGCGTTTGCTTGGTCGACAATCATTGTGATTTGGTCGTCGGCAAGGTCTTGTGGGTTAACCACTGAACCGCGAGAGTATGCGGATACGGTGATTGTTGGTTCTTTAATAATACGAACCGTGTCGCCAAAGTTCTCAATTTCGCCAGCGTAATCGGTATTGGTGATGTCTTCCGCAACCGAAGCGCGACGGAAGAATTTGAGAACCTTTTGACTGAAGATTTCCGGTGTAAAGTTACCGGAAGGCAGGTTGTTATAACCTGATGCGCTATCAAAAGCCATTGGATTATCCTTCCATTTTTGAGGTTAGGTTAGTTGTTAAAATCGATTCGCCCTTCAGCCCTTGCAGAGTCCAGTTCGCTTTCTAGCTTTTCGAACTCGTGGGGTTTCATCTTGGCGATTTGCGAAGCTTTCCAAACCCGTTTACCATCTGTCGCATTAGTCTTGACTTCCCTCGCAGGGGTTCTGGTCACTGCTTCTGCTGCAGATGAAGATTTGGTTTTCTTCTGGTTTAGGCCCTTGTCGGCCTTATAAAGGTCTACGACCCGTGCCGCCCATCTAGCATCCGTATTGTTTTTGTAGATGCCGTCTGAGATTGAAGCAGGTTGTTCTTCAAGCCATGAGAGAAAGTCTTGGTCTGCTTTTATCTTATCAAAATCGGGTTGTAGTCTGAGCAGTTCCTCGTAGGCTTTCTGCTTTTCTAGCTGCTTTTCCCGTTCCTTGATAGTCCCAAGCTCTTCTCGCAACTTAGCAACTTGTGCTTCAGTTTCGATTGACGATACCGTCTGTACCACTTCGAAAACATCAGGATAACGTTCTTTGAACTCTTCAAGCTCTTCTTGTGTTCGGGGGGCTTGTACACCTCTTGGCATATCTACCACCTTCTTCTGTACGGCTTCACGAAGGTTCGCAATCTCTTGCTTGAACTCGTTAACCTTGTCGTCGTAGTGACGTTTCAGGTCGTCATAGCGTTTCTTGTAATCGTGTTCGTCGCTAGTCTTCTTTTCTTGGACGAAGCTGTTCGATTCTTCTTGCTGAGTAGCCTCTTCGTTCGAGGGGTCAGCTTCTTGAGCTTCTACTGTTTCTTCATCGTCCTCGTCTTTGTAGACATCATCACGGTATTTACCACGATATAAGCTGTCGCTATTTACTGTTCCAAACGAATCGTTTGGTTTGTTGGCACGGTGGCCTCTTACTTTGGTTGCCATTTTTTTATACCTCATATTGCAGGGCCACTTGGCTGTGGGTAGCTGCTTCGGTTACGTCAGGGCCGCGAACTTGCGGGTAGCTGACAAGTCTTACTTGGGTGCTTTGTAGAAATCGTGTAAACCATACGTATCTACAAAGTCCAAATTCTTTTGCATCCACTTGTTTTGTGCATCTTTTCGTGTGTACCACATGATGTCTGGGCTTACGATAGGAGATGCTTCCATTTCACCGCTGAGAAGGTCTCCAGCTATGACATAAGCTCGTGCATAACCCTTGCGGATATTTTCTGGAGTGGACTTAAATTCTTCTTGTATTGCCTTGTTGCGAGTGACGTCCATGCCCGTATATTCGTAGCCGCCCTTTTGAAGGCGTGATAAAGCGACGTCAGCAACAGTCTTCTTGTTTTTGAACTCTGGTCTGTCGGAGTTGATTCGGTTGATAACCGTCTGTCCTACGGCATACATGTCGTCAGGGTCTGCGCCTGCAGCCTTAGTTTCAGCAACAATCAGGTGAGCCAGAAGCTCTTGTTCAGAAAGCGAACGGTAGAACTTATCGTTTCGAGTGCGGGATACGCCCTGTCCGAAGTGCTGTTCGAGGCGGTTGGCAAAGTCTTCCGGAAGCTCTACCGCTTCTTCCATCGGAACATCTTCACCTACGTCTGCCGGAGGTTGGTACTCTGGAGGGGAACCTAAAAACCCTTTATCTAAGGTTCCTTCTTCGAAGCCTGTGGGAGCCGTAACATCTAAGCTTGTGTTATCACCCCTACCCATGATAAGCATACCTTGGGCTGCACCCATAGGTTCTTGCCCATTTTCTTGGATGCGTTCTTGGGTTTCACGCTTGCCGCGATTGTTTATCTTTCGAAGGCGGTCGATACCGATGATTTTGGCGAGGTGGGGAGCGACAACTACTTCTCCGCGAGAAATAGCAACATCTATCATTTTAGCACCATTGCCTTGTTTGTCAACCGTTAATCCTCTGCGAACCGCTTCTCCGTGTGCATCGAGAAGCATTTTCTTGATATCCTGCTCTCCTGCGAACTCGACGGCAGCAGCATTGATAACGAATGCGCCTTCCGGAAGTTGGGTTTCAACGTTGTCTGCTACGGTTTCACCTTCAGGTACTTGACTGGGAGGCTGATCTACAAACCCCGACTGACCTGTCATCTGTCCGGCTACGCCACCATTGGCTAGGCCGATAGGACCTCCCATGGCACGATACCCCATACCATGACTACCAGAACTTCTACCACTAGCTCCACCTGAATAACCGCCTTTGTCACTACTTCCTTTACCCCCATAGGCATCAGGCCCTGAAATACCATAGCCTTTTCCTTCAGTTGCGACTACGTTACTTAAAATTTCTGCTTCTTGTTTTTTAAGAGCTTTTGCAGCTTCTTCTTCAGCCTTTGCTGCTGCCATCCCTGCTGCAACGTTC